AAAGGAAGGTCTGTACACTCCACATGTTCCTAACTCTCGTCAATGGGAGAAGTACTGGCAGGAGGAGATACATAAGGTCAAGCATGGTGTAATCATAGATGGATGGTACATACCTGGCTTCTACTACTTCTATCTGAACTTCATGGAGATATTTGTGAAGGAGAAGAGAACTGTACTGGGGCCATCAGTGTGGGATTCTGACTATCACTTCATGATGTACATTATGAGGTGTATACTGGAAGGGCATCATGCAGTTGTAGTTAAGACCAGACAAAGAGGATACTCATACAAGATTATGGCCATATTATACTGGTCATATTGCTGGTTCCAGGGAGCAGTGAACACACTAGGGGCATCAGACAAGTCTTATGTGCAGAAGACATGGGGCTATGTAGAGTCATTCAGGAACTTCATTAACACCAAAACTCCTTGGCTGAGGGGGCCACAAATCCCAAAAGCATTGGAATGGGCTGAGAGGAAGCTGGATGAGAATGGTAACTATGTGGGTAATGACTCAATTCTAAGGGGCATATCCTTCCAACAATCACCAACTAAGGGTGTAGGTGGATACCAATCATTCTTCTTCTATGAGGAAGCTGGTGTAGCTCCAAGCATGTTAGAGACTATAGAGTACATGCTACCTGCCTTAAGAGCAGGTAGAGAAGTAACAGGTACTATTATAGTCTCAGGCTCTGTAGGTGACCTTGAGGATTGTCAGGACCTAAAGACCCTATTTACTGATCCAGAGAAGTATGGCTTCCTAGGTGTACCCAATATCTGGGATGACAAACCAGATAGGACCACATGTGGGTTCTTTGTACCAGATAGTTGGTCCCTAGTTGGATTCATAGATGCTGATGGCAATTCCTTAGTTGCAGAAGCTGAAAGGGACATTAGAGCAGCTAGGGAAAAGGATAAGGAGAGTTTAAGGCCAGAAAAGTACCAATTAAGGGTGTCACAGAATCCTCTTAGTCCTGAAGAAGCATTTGCCTTCAGAAAGAGTTCTTACTTCCCTCAATGGTTAGTACAGAGACAAAAGGACAGACTAGCTGTAGAAAAGCCTAAAGACAAGCCTGTAGTACTGTTTGAGGATGATAATGGAGCAGTAAAGTTCAGGTTTGCAGATGAAAAGGACCCACTTCCAATTGAGAACTGGCCTCTCAAAGATGCTCAGGATAAAAGGGGATGTGTAGTTATTAGTGAGTTTCCTGGGGATACACCTGATCCATTACTGTATTTTGCTGGGGTTGACCCTGTAGCAACTGATATTACTACCACTTCAGAGTCACTATTCTCAGTTACCATCTTCAAGAACCTCATAGAAACTAAGGTAGAGGATGATGAGGGTAATATAAAGATCAAACTATCAGGTTTCAGGCCTGTAGCTAGGTATGTAGGTAGGATGGAAGATATCCCTAGTACCAATAAACAGGGAGAGATGTTGATTAGAATGTACAATGCAAGGGCTAATGTTGAGTCTAATGTACCTAACTTCATCAACCATATGCAACAGAAGGGTCTGCAGAGACACTTATTCTCAAAGAAGGAGATTGGATTCCTTGAAGATATGAAGTTCAATGAGAATGTGCACAAGCAATATGGTACACATATGACTCCCAATGTCAAATCTTACATCTTACAGAACATCAAGGACTATATAACAGAGGAGTTGGACCACATCAGGAAGGAAAATGGGGAGGTAGTTAAGACTATCTATGGGATTGAGAGGATAACTGACCTGGGATTGTTGGAGGAACTAAAGGAATACAGAGATGGAGTCAATACTGACAGGCTTATTTCATTTGGTCTGGCACTATCTGTGGCAAAACACTATGCCGTGAATGGTGCCCTAGTTAGGAAAGATGAAACTAAGAAGAAAGATGAGGTAATGATGCCGCACAAAAGGTCATTCTTCAAGTCACTTGATCAGAACCTTAACTATTTGCCTGGATTAAAGCCCAGGTCTTTTTTCAAACACTTAGGCTAAATGGCTAATTCAAAGAAAACAAAGAAGGGTGCAGTAGTATTAACTGCCAGAGACCTACTCAATGGGTATGTAGCTGGGGGATTAGACTACAACATATACAATATGACTCCTCTGCAAATGGTATCAGCAGATGAGAAGGATGAGGATTGGAAGAAATGGAACCTGGATTGGCTTGAAAGAGCAGGCATAAGGCAGTTAATGAGGGAAAGTAGGAGACTGATCAAGAATTACCACCTTGCAAATGGTATCATAGACAAGTTCGACTACATGATAGGTCCAAACAATGATATGAGTGATCATATTGCAGTGATAGCTGAGGAGAATCAGAACACTATTCCTATCAGATTCTATCCCCTAATACCTAATGTAATCAACACAATGGTGTCTGAGCATGCAAAGAGGGACAATAGGATCATTGCTAAGCAAGTGGATGAACAATACTACAATGAGATGAATGAGCAGAAGATGGGTGATCTAACTCAAATCCTTGTAGCTAGAGCTGAACAGAAGCAAATAGAGAGATTCCAGGAGATGGGCATTGACCTAAGTGATCCTGAGATGCAACAACAGGTTCAGCAACAGCTGGATACTGCTAAGCAACTAGCTGAACTGGAGGTCAAGTACAAGAACTACAGGGGTATAGCAGAGCAATGGGCTAATCATATGATAGCATATGATGACGCTAGGTTTGACATGTACAATCTTGACAACTTGGGCTTTAGAGATTCCCTGGTTTGTGATAGAGAGTTCTGGCATATCAGGCTACTAGATGATGATTACAAGGTAGAGCTATGGAATCCAGTTACTACATTCTATCACAAGAGTCCTGAGACCTATTACATCTCTGAAGGCAACTATGTAGGTAGAATACTACTAATGTCCATTCCAGATGTAATTGATCTATTCGGGGATAAGATGACTGAGGAACAGATAACAGAGCTAAAGAATGGCTACAGGATCATCAATCACCTTCCCTTAGTTGATGATGCATATAGAGATCAGTACAACTTCTATACCAACTATGGACAGCCTTATCCAAAGAACATACAGAATGTAACCTGGGGGCAATCCATTGATGGTAAGTTTGTTAAGAGTATGGGACAACCTACTACTCCTGATAACAATGCATTCAACATGTCATGGCATGATCTAGGTAAGATCACTAGTGACTACTTTAGTACACTGGAAGGTCCAGGTATGGTAAGAGTGACTGAGGCCTATTGGAGGTCCCAGGTCAAGGTCTTTAAGTTGACTAGAATAACTAAGGAAGGGGACATCATAAAGACTATTGTGGATGAGAATTACATAGTCAGTGAACCACCTGTATATGACAAGAGTATACACCAAGTAGAGAGTGCAGACAATCTCATCTCAGGAGAACATCTGGATGCCACATGGATTAATCAGACGAGGTATGGAGTAAAGATAAACAGCTCTCTAAGCACCTACTACACAAGAAATTACACTAACTTTGACCCAATATACATAGGAGGTGATCCTATTCCCTTTGAATTCAAGGGGCAGGGGAACCTCTATGGGTGTAAGTTACCAGTAGAAGGTAAGATATATAGTGAAAGGAACTCCTATTCCAGTAGTATGGTAGACAAGATGAAGAGCTATCAGATTCAATACAACATCTTCAATAACCAAATACTGGAGATGACAGCTGATGAAGTAGGTAGTGTGTTCATGATAGACCAGAACATGATACCTCGTAACTCACTGAATGGGGAATGGGGCAAGTACAACTACCCAATGTTCCATCAAGTGATGAAGGAGTACAACATTGCCCCAGTTGATACAAGTGTTATCAATACTGGTGTAGGTACTAACTTTCAGCACTTCCAGGTAGTGGACCTTACAAAGACACAACAAATACTTAGTAGGATACAGCTAGCTGAATGGGCTAAGACACAATGCTATGAAGTAGTGGGAATAACTAAGGAGAGGCAGGGTAATATAGCTGCATCATCGTCTGCAACTGGGGTACAACAAGCAGTGCAGAACAGTTATGCTCAAACAGAGATATACTTTGATCAGCACATGAATGACCTGATGCCTAGAGTTAGACAGATGATGTTAGACGCTGCTCAGTTCATTAGTGCTACTAAGCCTCAAAGTAAGATCACTTACCTGAATAGTGACGACCAGAATGTATTCTTTGAGATCGAAGGGTACAGACTACTTATGGCTGACTTCAGGGTGTATGCAAGGAGCACAGCTGATATTAAGGCTACTGTAGAGCAACTAAGGAAACTGGCAGTGGAGAACAATACTGCAGGTGGTTCCCTATATGAGATAGCACAGATGTTAACTATGCAGAGTCCAGCTGAGATCATGTCTAAACTGAGGGAAGCAGATGAGAAGAGACAACAACAGGCACAAGCTCAGAATGATCATGAGATGATGCTACAACAACAACAGCAACAGTTCCTTGAGAAAGAAGAAGAGAAGAAGGGTGCAAGACAGGATTACTGGGAAGCTAAGAAGCTTGAAACAGAGATACTTGTGGCTCAGATTAGGGCATCACAGAGTAAATCCAATGATGTCAATGGCAATGGTGTACCTGATCCTCTTGAGGCTCTGGATATACTTGAACAGCAGAAAGTCAATGCTGCAGCTATTCTGAACAACCAACAGAAGTTGGACCTGGATGAGAAGCAACACAATGACAATATCAACCTTCAAAGGGAGAAGTTGCAGGTTGAAAGAGACAAGATGGCATCAGATCAGAAGATTGAGGCCATGAAAGCCAAGGCACAGAAGAATAAGCCAAAGGCTAAATAACTATGTGATCACCAGAATTAGGCCAAAATAACTTTACAGATTTGGAATTGATCTAACTATTCAATACAATTATACTGTAGAACTCTAAAAACCAAATAGATATGCCAGAGATTTTAACTGACGAGCAGGCAGCTGCTATATGGTCAGGACAGACAACGAGTCTACTAGGGCTTGAGCCAGAGAAGAAAGTGGATACTCCACCACCACCTGTTACAAAGCAAGAGGAGCCTCCTAAGGAACCTGTAACAACAGTAGTAAAGGATGAAGACCTTACTAATGTGTTCCATGAGGATGAAGAGGAAGAAGTGGAGGAACAAGAAACCCCACCTGCAACCCCTGCAAATGCTCCTCCTGCAGAGAAGAAGCCAGGGAGAAAGGCTTCAGATTTAGTAACTGGGGTTAACCAGATGATTGAAGAAGGCCTACTCCTTGCAGCAGATGATGGACAAGGGGGTATAGTAGAGATCAAAACTATTGAAGATGCCAAAAAGCTCATTAAGTCAAACCTGGAACACAGACAGGAACAGGATGAGGAACAGTGGTGGGAGTCAAAAAAGAAAGCCTACAGTCCACAAGTACAGGCAGTACTGCATTATGCAGACCAAGGTGCCCAGAGTGCTAGTGAAGTGATAGAGCTGCTAGGTGCAATCAGGGAAGTAGAAGAAGCTGCTGAGATTGATATCAAGACCCCAGCTGGAGCTGAGAAGGCTGTCAGAGAGACATATAGGTCCAAAGGATTCAAGGATGCCTATATAGACAAGCAGATAAACATACTCAAGGACCTGGGAGGAAGTAGACTCCAGGAAGAAGCTGCAGATTTATATCCTGAGCTTTTAGCCTCAAAACAGGCCCTAGTTGAGAAGAGTATGACAGAAAAGGAACAGAGAAGACAAGAGGCTGAAGAAGCAAGTAAGGTCTATGTTTCTACAATAAGAAAGACCCTTGACAAAGATGTTATTGGGGCTGTAAAGCTAACCAGAGAGGACAAGGCTAAGTTGTATGAAGCAATCACATTGCCTAAATACCAGTCCCTTAATGGATCAAAGACCAATCTCTTTGTGAAGACACTGGAAGAACTCCAGTTTGGCAATAATGCCAACTATGATCATTACATGAATGTGGTACAGTTTGCTATAGACCCTCAAGGGTTCATAGATAAGTTGAAGACCTCAGTTACTAATACAGTGACTGAAGAGACCTTCAAGAAGCTGAAGACAGCTAAGGCAACATCTGCTACCACAAACAATGATGATGCAAACAACAGAACACAAGTAGGCAGAACAAATAAAACACTCCCT